TGCGCCCTTTGCCATATTTACATCACCAGGCTTTTTGCCATTCTTTACCGCTTTTTGAATTGCTTGCTCAACGGCGGCATCATTGTTTAAATCAACGCCCTTGAGCTCTGGCACCGCCATTTCGGCAGTGCTTTTTTGTGATTGTGCTTCCTTAACAAAAGACCTGCCAAGCAAAATCTTTACCCCGCCAGCAAGCTCATTTGCCTTCTTTGTGACATCTGCACCAGATGGGTATCTTCCATTTGCGTCTGGCGTTTGTGCGTAATTTAACAGCTCCTGCTTTTTTGTAGCTATTGCTTCAGATGCAATTCTCTTGCCTTCAGCGCTATCAAAATTTGGAGGCAAAAATTCGCTTGTTTGCCCACCACTAAACTCAATGTTTTTAAATCCATTGCTTAATGTAGCCGATGGATTTGCGTTCATGCTAACCAGAGACTGCTTGTCTGATTGTGAAATATTTGGATCCGCACTTAACTGACCAATATTAAGGTTTCCATTTTTAGCGCTTCTTACATAATTATCAAAAACAACTAAATTAGTTTTACCCTCTTTTGGTTTAGATAGTTCCGTAATGTAATCTTTGGCTTGCTTCATTAGCGACGGATCAACCGGCAACTTTAATAACTCTCCAAGATGCACATTCATTTCGCTTATAGTTTTTGAGCGATGAATTTTTCTTAATAATTCTTTTCCGTTTTGTTCAGCATCAACAAGCGCAAGATCAATTCCCTGCTTTCTTTGTTGCGCCATAACACCAAACTTTGTAATTGTGTCACGCAGATTGTCGGTATCGTTAATCCGCATCCAATCAATCAAAGTTTTTACTTCTTGCTTTTGGAATAAATTAGTCGCGCCTGGTGGATCATAAACGCCAGAGTTCAGCTGTTTATAAGTTGATTTTGGGTTTGATAGATACGCCTCATCACTTAAATGCTGAAGCAAAACATTTTGCCTAGCCGCTGAAAACTCAGTTTGCAGCAAGCCTTGAAATTCTTTAAAAACCTCTGGCCCATGCAGCGACGCACTTTTAAGAATTACCGATCTGTACAGATCTTCATATTGGGGAGCCATTTCAGGGTTTGTCATAATTGCTTTCTTGTACATCCTAATTCTGTTGTCAGAATCAGCTCGGAAAGTAATTAACTCTTGTTCTTTATTTTTCTTTGCGTGCGCATCCAATGCGGCCTTGTACGCAACATGACCATCGGCAGTGGCCGAAGCCTCAAACCTTAACGCCGCCTCACCATCAGCCTGCGCTAATGAAGCCGTATACCCACGAATTCGATTCTCTATTTCTTTTTTTGCTTCTTCTGGTGTTATTTGACCAGCTGCCGCTTTTTCAGCAATTTCTATAATATCAACTCTAGATTGAGCTCCAAACCTTTCGGCAAGTTGGAATCCCCTAGCTTTGCGAACAGCCTTATCAAATTTTGTAAAATCACCAGCAGGAACCAGGTCGGTAATGTCACCCTCTTTTGCCGCAAGCATTTGTGCTGGCGTTGGCGGCTGAGTAATTACAAATTGCAAAGCCTCTCTTTGCCGAACCTCACCGCCGTAGGCAATAATGCCGGTGGTCATCCGATCAATATTTTGCGCCAATATATCAGCAGTTCTTGCCTCGGCTCTTGGCCCGACAAATTCTATTTGCTGCGGAACAACGCGCTCCATCGGCACACCAGATGCCGAGCGTAACTGCGCTTGCCCCGATTCCAATCTGGTTGCCATGTTATTTAATTTCCTTTTTCATTGTTACTTAATCAAGTGAAACTTCAACTTGTCTTTTTTTCGCGCCGCTACTGAGGAAAGTTTGAGCAACATCAGTCGCACCCTTTGACAAAGTTGCACCAGCCAACAATCCACCCTGCTCGCGTGCTGCCTTGCCCGCCTGCTCAAACTGGCCAGCCTGGCGCTGCGCCGCAAATATATTAAGAAAGTTTTGGTATTCCGTTGATTGGATCATTGCTGCGGCATCCTCAAACCCAAGCACTTGAGCCGTCAATGCATTTAACTCTAATACATCAACATCCATCATTACATTGCGAACATTCTCGCGCTGCACCGCAGCAGCGCTACCCTCACCAAAACTTATCCCTGAAGCAGCTGCTCGCGCTCTCATATTTGCGTTGGTTGCCCGCAAGTTTCTAAGCAATGTGTTTCCTGCAATTTTATAATTTTGAGATTCTAACTCTGCTTTTTTTAATAGCCTACCAGCTTGAATCTGCGCATACTGATCCGACATCTCTGCGCGAACCTCGGCCACCGTTAGGTTGTCGCGTGCCTGCAAAAGAAAACTTGTTTGCTGCTGGATTGCCGCAGCCTTCTGAGCTTGCGCTGCGCCATAAGCGCCAATCATTCCAGCGGCAGCCAGCATCCCGCTTGCGGGAGTTAAATTCTGACCATCTAAAAGCTCTGCCCCAGCAGCCATTCCAACATCAGCGATTGCCCGTCCGGCTGACTCTACGGCCACCACAGGAAGCAGCGCTGCCCTTCTTATATTCTGTGCTATCTCGCTCATCTGTTATGTCCCTGAGTAAACGGCCACGCGATAGTCAAGGCCGAGCAAATTCATCTTCAGCGGCAGATTCTGCGACACCTCGATCGACTGCTCGCGGCTGTAACCCAGCACACCATTGACCCGCTTGATGCCAGTAAAGGTAGGCTCTGGATCGTCCAGCAGCGGATTATCGAGCAGCCTGAATGCCACCGGCTGGTTATTAAGCACAATGTTCTGAGTCTCCTCCAGTACCGCGCTAATCTCAACAATCCGTTTTTTAAACGATACCCGGCTGCCGGTCTGCAACTTAATCTCAACCGGCATGGTTTTGGCATAAACCGTAATCGGCAGGCCGACCTCGTAGCTGGTAGTTGATGCCCGGTCAAATGTCACCGATCCACCGCCGCTGACAGTCTCGTTAGTTTGCGGCACGCCATCAGTGATGACGTTTAGCGACTTAGCAATGTGCGGCAGGCTTGATGCGCTTGCTGCGGCACCGCCCACAAATGCGCAGTCGGTATACAGATCATCCTGGAAACGCTCAACAAAGTACCTTGTCGTGCCATTAAACACACGCTTAGTCACCACATAGATCTGAGTGACATCCACGCCAACGTCGATAAACTCGCCATCGGTAGTGTACTCAGAGGGCGACGTAATCTGCTGGCTGCGCATGATGGAGAAGACCGCCATTGTGCCGTCGTTGACGTTGGTCATCAGCAGCAGATCGGCTTCCTCGGTACTGGATGCCCTGCGCAAAGATATGCGCTGCGGTCCCTTTAGCAGATGGCCAGACAACAGCGAGATCCGCTGGGTGATATAGGTCAGCTGGGTGTCGCTAAAGAGAAACTCATTGAGCGACTTGCCCTGGCGTTGAATGTAGACCGAGCCAGACTCAACCGACTGCACCCGCGTGCCAGGCTTAATGCCATTGCGGCTGACGTTCTTAAACGTAAACGACAGCGGGGTGATAGGCTCAGTACCCTGCTGCGGCACAAAGAATTCACCGCCGGTGGTAAAGACCTGAAAGTCACGCGAGCTGATAATGTCGGTGATGACGTTCAGATCATTGGTGTCTAGCGTCGCCTCCACCGCGTCGTCGTCCAAAGACTCAAACGGCACAAAGTCAAAGAATAGCCCGATCTTGCTGCCCCACACCGTCGATGGCCGAGACTTGCTGCCACCAAAGTACAGCCGACCCTCATGGAAAGTCACGCTGCGTGGCCAGCCTCTGGTGCTCGACCAAACATCCTCATAATTCGATTCAAGTTCCCAGCGACCAGCATCAATTGTGGTGGTGTTAAAGAATGGATATTCAGTAAAAGCCTCAACCACAGTCGCCGATATGTACCGAGTAATCTTTGCCCGACCTTGCGGGCTGGCATTGACGTACTGGTTGACCGATTCTGTCGTCCAGGTGGTGATTGCGTAATTGCTTGCGCTCGTTGGCGTTGTTGTCCATGCCGGGGTTACCGTCGCCACCTTGGTGCTGCCGACATAGTCTTCAATAATCCTGATCTGGCCAGCACCGGTGCCACTAGTAATCGTGACATACATGCCGTTGTAGATGTCGTCAGTAGCGCTAGATGTTGTTTTCAGCGTGATGGTGGTGCTAGTACCAGCCTGTGCTGCGCCGCTGTCGTGGTTGGTCGCAGAGGCTGTCAGCGTGATGTTTCCAGACACAGCAGATGGTGTCAGCGTCGATCCGATGTTCGTATCAAAGTTAATGTTGAATGCGTACTTTGGGATACTGTCAAAGGTAATGGTAGTGGCCGTCCAGGCCGTGTCGCTAGTGCGCTGGATCTGCACAGGCTGTAGGTCTGGATGCACCACAATCAGCGTGTCAGCCGACTGCGTCCAGCACATATCGTCAACGATACTGCTGCCGATGGTGGTGGTCAGGTAGTTATTTCCGCTGCCGTTGATGTTGGCCTGCACTACGCCATTCTTGATGACATACATGCGGTTGTGCGTAAAGCACAGCATGTAGGAATCGTCCACCGAAAATGAGAACGGCACCAAGCGCACGCCATTACCGGCAGAGGCAGTGCTGCTATTAGGCAGCTCAATGATATGTTTTAAGCCTGGGCGACGACGCAACCCACCCTGTGGCTGGATCAGGACATTAGTAGCCTTGGCCAGCGCATTGCCGTACTGCTGAAGGTCAACCCGCGCACGCAGCAATGGGTCGAGCTCACCCGTTGAGAAGTTCGTTGTGAAGTCAACGAAGCGGGTCATTAGTTCCTCACCGAAACTAAAGTGTAATCCTCAATGACGCGTACCGGTTGGTTCTTACTGTCAATGACAGCGGCCTGCCGGAAGAACCCGCCTCGCCCGTTTTCGCTGGGGTCGCCAACAGCAATCTGCCGCCAGCGAGCTGCCTTGTCGCCCTGCTCGGTAATCGGTTCAGCAACATGCCAGGCAATCATGTACTTGAGCAGCTGCACAAAGTATTGCGGCATCGCAAATTCTGGGGTTTGGTACTGGTAGTCGATGTAAACCGACTCCAGATTCGTCAGCAGCTTGTCGCCCTGGATCTCCCAATCGACACTGATAAAACCGCCAACCGCAGCTGAATCGCGCACAGAATGCGGATTGCCCAAGCGATCACCCGGCAAAAGGTATTCATATTTCCAGAAACTAGTGGGCGTAGTAATCAGCCGCGCCAGCTGGATCTTCTTCATGGAGAACGACCAGGGATTCATCATCAAGGTCGAATCTCGAATGTCTGGGTATAGACGGTCACAAACCGAGCTCTCGTCGGTGCCGTCGTTAAAAGATGAGATTGCCTTCGCGCCCAGCAAAATCAGCGCGTCAGAGCAAATTGATACACCTGTGTCGCCTGCTGCCATTGCAACCTCTTAATGTAAGAAAGGGCTGGCCTCTCGCAGAAACCAGCCCTTGATACTACACAATGACGACTTAATCGCCGTCGGTAGCCGACAGCGTGGTGCCGTCGGTTACGTCAACAACGCCGCTTGCGTTGGAAACGACATACACCAGAGTGACGACGGCGGTCGTGCCGGTCGAAGTCACGCAGTGGATAACGTCGCCCACTTCAAGCGTGTTGGCCAGCGTGTTGAAATAACCCGAAGTGTTGACATCCGCGATTGCATCTGCGGTTTTGTAGCCGTACATCGACGGGGCGTTACCTCGCTTGGAGGCACTATAGGCTGTAAAGCCAGCTGCATCATAAGCCATGACTTTGCCCTCCTATTAAGCTGCAGCCGCAGTATCGCGGGCAGTGATTTTGACGATACCCTCGGAGTCGATAGCAACTGCACCAGCCGAGAACAGAGCGTTGACCAGCCAGCTGGTCTTCTCGGCGATATAGTTGATTTCGGTCTTTGGAGCGATTCCTTCTGCGTAGCCAATAGCGTCGCGGTGGAAAGCAAACAGCGTGCGATCCGACGAACCATCAATCGGCAGGCCACCTTCTGAGCGGTCACCCAAGACATGGAATGTGAAACCCATGTACTGGTTGATCTCGCCCTGAACCAGCGCCTTCACGGTGTTGAAGTCCGAGCTGGTGACCGAAGTCTGCTCAAGCATCGCTGCCAGTGAGTTAGCGTGGATGATGATGTTACGGCCTTCGCTTGGCACGTTCTTAGCATTCAGGATCTTCGCAGCTTCGCGCAGCTTGGAAATGTTCATGTTGGTGTTTGAGCCACCAATTGAATTTGCCACGGTGCCGGTGCCGGAAGCAGCGTTCAGCGCGTCGAGGATCAACTGATCCTGGCGGCGGCCAATCGCAGCGCCAACCACTTGAGCGAGCTCAGAGCGCTCGTCAAAGTTGACCTTCTGCTGAGAAAACACATCTGAATATTCTGCTGCATTGAAATCGCTCAATGTGCAGGTAACGGTTGAAAAGCCGACGTTCATCGGAGTTACATCAGTCTGCGTTACACGGGCAGTAGCCACGCCGCGACCAACTTTAGGGAATCTTACAGTGGAGCCTTCTACACCACGACGCTGACGCACAGCACCAACCAGCATTGCTTTGCCCTGGTAGGCTTGCTTGACTTCAGCATCGAATAGCGTAACAAAGGCGTTCGAGAGAGAAACGGCCATTTGAATACCTCATTCGGTTAATTAGTCAGGGTTTTGCGCATCGGTGAGCCGCTAGTGCGGGCCTTGCTTGCTGATTACGTCAGCCGGTCGATGGCATCTCGCCACAAGTAAGGGTCGGTAAACCGGTAGGCCTTACCACAATTGTAGGTACTTTTTGGAAAAAAGCAATAAAAAAACCCCGGCATGTTGGCCGGGGGGAAAGTTGCAGCTGCGGGTTAATCTTTAACGTAGGTGCGAAACATGCGCTCAACCTTCTGTCGGTAGGCTGGGTCGGTTTTGTATTTAGGGTCATTCACCATTGCATAAAGTTCATCTTTGCTAGGTGCGCCCTCAATCGGTGCCGACTCAATTGGGATGCGTCCTTCGTAGGCTTCGCGGATTTTCATCAGGGCATTCAGACCGCGAGCTGTGCCGCCCATGATCTTGAATTCCTCAAAGTCATCCTTGCCCCAAACGCCCTTGGCAACCAAGCCGCGAGCCCAATCGACCATGCCGTTGACCACAGCGCCGCCATTAGGACCTAGCTTCTTCATTTCCTCGGCAGGGTCAACCATCTCACCGGCCATCATCTCCTGCGCCTGGGAGCGCAAAGAGGTTGCCAGATCATCAAACTGCGCCTGGGATAGTCCGTTTTCTTTAGCCCAGCCAGCAAGCGTTGATGCTATCGGATTATCAGCAGAGTCCTCGCCGCCAAATGAACTAAGGTCATATTTGCCATCAGCTGGTGCGTTGTGAGCGCCCTTAGAGATTTTGGCTCTCAGGTCGCGCCATGATTTGGCAATACCCTCTAGATCGGGCTCGTTGCTGTCTTTGTTCCAGAAGTTTTCTGGCCAGTAATCTGGCCGCTCCAGCGGATCATCTGCTGGTGCTTTGGTGGGGTCAGGTGGTCGGTGATCAATATCGACTGCCTGAGTAGCTTGCGCCGGGGTGTTGGGGTCATCGACTGTAACGCTGTCGAGTAGGCCGGAGCTTCCGGGCTCGACAGTTGTTGTGTCTGTCATAAGTTCCTCGCTTGATGAATCCGTGCAATGAGTTCTCGCACGACAGTCCTTTGCCCTTCAGCAAAGAAAGCGTGCGATGGGTCGGTACCTGGCACGGCAACAGGCACATCCACATACATCTGACGCAGCCAGGCTAGCAGCTTCTGGCCGTCCTCAGTAGCAAATACCCGCAGGCAGAGCCTAGCCAGGTCTTCCCGCTGCTGCTCTACTGGCCGAACATCAGCCGTTATTGCTTCAAGTTCATCCCAGCTCAAACCGGCATCCCTTCAGGCGCTGCCCCAGCTTGTGCTTGCATGGCCATTGCCTGCGCCATTGCAGCCTCCTGCTGCTGCTGTTGCATGGTTTCCATCAGTACCGCACGCTCGGCTGCCGTATTGCGCACAGAAGCCGGCACGCCTAGCTTGTCGCCAATGTAATCAACCACGGCATCAGTCTTAATCGCCAGTGCGCCATCGGTGCCAAAGCCCTGCATCAGCTGGGTGTACTGGATAATCGCGTTGACCTCCTCCATGTTCTGAGCCATAGCCAGCGGAGCCACCGGCACAACCTTGGCCTCCAGACCGTTGACGCGCAGCGGCATGTCGATCAAGCCGCGCTCATCCATTACCTCAAGGATCTTGGCTACCAGCGGGATCATTGTCTCGTTGATCAGGCGACCGAAGGCAGAGCCTAGATTCTGTGCGAGTTCCTTCATGCGCTCGACAATCTCAGTAGCCGACCGTGCCGACATGTTGTCTGGCGGCAGCGACTCATCCAGCAGGATTCGCTTGATGTTGGCAGACAGATCATTGATGACCAGCTGGCTGACATTGAAGTCACCGGATCGAGGCAGCGGCAGCAAAGCAGGACCTTGTGGACCGCCATTGCGAGCCACGGGAATGATTGCACCAGGCACCAGCTTGACCGTATTTGGGTTCAGCACGCCATCATCGGCGGCAGTATAGACACCAGCAACAGCTAGGCTAGCATTCTTTAGCAGCAGCTCTTTGACCTTGTTGAGCGTCTTGATGTCTGGCAGCGCAGTCATCAGCGGACCGCGGCCATAGATCTCGCCGGCTACCTTCATGTAACGGCTAATTACCCAGGGCGAGGTTTTGCGACGGCGATAGACCAGCTCTTCTTTACCTTCCTTCCAGATAACGTGATAGCAGTAATCACCCCGCTTGGTATCGAAAATTGTGGCTTCCAGCAACTCAACATCGTCGGTGGGTTTTTGCTCAATCAAACGCTGCAGTGTGTCCGGTATCTTCGCGTCTGGCCACTGGCGCTGGATCGACTCAGCCTTCATGCGCATGCGGCGGTAGACGTTATCTACCTGCCCGTTCGCGCCCTCCTCGTAGCTGACTAGGAACAGCGGCACGGGCACAAAGTTAATCGGCGAGACATCATCACCAGGCTGCACCATCATGCAGGCCGTGCCGACAGCCAGATCCAGCAGGAATTCACCAATTGCAATATCAAAATTGGATTGCTTTAGAACAGCAAACATCTGGTCGCTATAGACATCCAGCACTGCCTGCAGCTGCTGCTTGCGATCCGCTGGGATTGACGGACCAGGCTCAAGCCTCGCCCACTTGCGCTGCGGTGGAAACACAACAGACTGCAACCGGTTGGCAAAGCGCTGGGTTGAGTTGATGGCGGTCGAGTCAAACACCCTAGCCATCTTCTTGCTACCTGTTGCGCCACCCTCCCAAACGCCATAGAGTTGACGCTGTGGCAGGGCAAACTCATAGGCATCCTGGTACAGCTGCTGAAACTCGTCCTTCTTTCGCTGGGCGAGATCCTGCCGCTTCATGATTTCTTCAGGCTTTAGTCTCATGCCGCCCAGCGGCTCTTTGTAAGCCATGATCAATCTTCCTCTTCGTC